TACTTGCAGCTGTAAAATCATCTTTAAGCCCAGCAGCTTCATAAGCTATTAATTCCCTTTTGGTCTTTCTTATAGCTCGTTCTATTTGTCTTTGTTTTTGACTAGCTTCATAGGCAGTATAAGTCTTTCCTTCAAATTCAAATGGAGGTGGATCTATATTCTCTAATTGTTCTTTTGTATAAGCTGGCTCTGATATTCCTTCAAAGAATGGATACCAATCATGCCTACAATTTATACCTTTGAAGCCGTCAGGTTCACCATATCCTATATCACTAAGAGATAAATAGCCTTGTCTACCGCTAAGAGATACAATCTGTCCTTGCCATTCTGCATGGCTTGGTCTAGCTCCTGCGTGGGCTGTTATCTCCATTAAATCCTGTCCTAACATTTGAGCATTAGCTAGACTCATGTAGCCTGTTATTTGGCTTATAGCAGTCATAATAGACATTCTTGTAGCTGATTCTATATGATATGCCCTGCCACTTTTGTAATTTATCACTTGTAATCCACTATCTCCTAGCCTTTTAACTGCTTGCTTTAATACTGTATTATAATCAAATGCTCCACTGCCTAATTGAAACACTGCATAATCTAAAGTATCTCTATAAAAATTGTCTAAAAGCTTAAATTTTCCATTATCAACAAATCCAGTCGTATTGGTAAAATTTCTAAATTGTCCTTTGGTCTGTTGAATAGTTGCCTCGATAAATCTTTTCATTTGCAGATTATCATCTAACGGTTGTAAATCTTTACCACCTCTTTTATACAATTCTTGGTCATTTTCATATGATATATATGAAGCTTCCTTAAGTATATTTTCAAGTTCATTTGAAGCTATATCTATTCTTTTAGCTAATTCCTTTTTTATTTCTTCTATATCATATCCCATTCTGGTCAACATTTCTATTTGATATTCAGCTGTAGCTGTAAGCTTCAAGTTTTCTGAGATTCTTCTTGCTATATCTGCTATTATGTCATCCTCTAGTTGTTGCATAATTCTTATTACATTTTCAGGTAAATTCTTTAGATATTCAGGTGTTAACATTTAATCACCTACTCAATACCATCATCATCTAATTGAGGTTCATTTATCGATGGCATCATCTTTCTAGCCTGCTCTTCAGAAACTCCATATCTTCTCATAAGATATATCTCTGGTTTAATTAATCCTGCTGATACTTCTTGTAGCATAATTGCTTGTTCTGTCTTACTGTCTACTACTAAACTGTCGTCAAATTCAAAACTTATATCGTATTCGCCTGCTGGTACTAATTCTGCTAATGATGTATAAACATCCATAGCATAAACTAGGTCTGTTAAAGCTGTTTTTATAGCTTTTTGTATATCAACTACTGTAGAATAGGACCTTTGCTTTGATACTTTTATTTCTTCTGCTGTTTTTTCAACTAGCTGTACGTCTGATAATGTTCCATATGCTAGTCCACAAGCAAACTCAATCCTTTGTAGTATTTTATTAAGACCATTGAATAAACTCTCATCTCTTATTGCTGGTGAAAACGGTTCAAAGAAATCTTCTGCATCAGTATCCAATTTCCTGTATAACCTTTCTTTACCCTTTGGCAGTGTATTGTCAGCTTTAAATAAGTCCATACTTGCGTTTATGGCCAATTCTGAACCTTCGTACTCCCAAAGTATCCTTGAATATTGTTTATCTGCTTCTTCTATCAAGCCCACTGCCCTAGCATATACAGAAATTCCCAAAGGGCTTCTAGTGTCTATGGTGTTGGCCATTGGCATCTTTAAATAGCCAAATAAAGGTTTTTCTACATTCTCAATAAATATCTCTGGTTCTAAATCTGCCCACTCATCTACTTCTGTAAGTGGTACTTGATACCCTAGCGCTTCATCTCCATTCTCATTTACATAAGCAGTATTAGAAATATAATATCCTTCCTTTAGCAAATCATGGTATTCTAGCCTTGTATAAATCTTTCTTCCTTTTCTTATTCTTTCTATAAATATAACAGCTGTAATATTTCCAGCAGAATCATATTTAACAGGGATAAATTCATCTGCTAACACATAATCAACTGCGATATTATTTCCGTCAATATATGGCTTAAAGATAAGTCCACCTAAAGCAGCTGCATACTCTGTTGTTATCCTTATATCATCAATTACCTTTTGATATTGTCTATTTAAATACTCTGCTCTTTCACTATTACTACTTTCTTTAGCTGTAATTTCTGACTTCATCTCTATAGTTGCTAATCTTGCCAATTCACTTGCTATTGCTGAAGCTAGATTTAGCGATTTTGTATTTTCATCTAACCATAGGGCTTTATCTTTATACATCTGGCTCCAAAGTTCTATAGCTTCTGTCATTTCATCACTAACAGGTATTTCTATTTTCATTGCATCTTCAATGTTCTTCTTGGGAAAAATCTTTCTCACCACCTGTCTTATAGCATTTAACAGTTTTCTAAACAATTTATCACCTACCCTACTCTCATAAACCTTCTTGCGTCTCGTTCTATGCTGTATTCTAATGCATCCAGTGTATCGATATCAGTTGTTCCATCATCTAGCCTAACATCTTCGTTCTTGCTTTCATCCCAAACTGCCTCACATAATGCATCTCTGACTGTATATGCATCTTTGGTATAAAAAAACCTGCCTTGTGAAATCAAAGCAGATACTAATCTAATTCTATCTTTTATTTCAATTTTCTTTGCATCTCTTATGATTATGTTCAATCCTTCCTTACTAACTTCTGTTTTAAATCCTCGAATAAGGACCTGCTCTGCAGAGTCTGGATAAACATAATCAACCCTGCCATACATAGCCATTACTCTTTTTACAAAATTTATGAATAATTTATTGAGTTCTTCAGGATCTACGTCTGCATTATGCTTTTCGCTTATTAAAACTACAACTTCCTTATACTTAGGTGTAATTCCTGTTGCAACAAAAGCATGTTTAGATTTATTGCCTCCAAAATCTACCCCTATGTCTATCTCTTGATATACTTTTTCTTTGGCCTCTTTAATTGATATTTCATATCTTTCTGGATCATCAGCAAATAACTTGTATATAACGCCCTCTGCTCTGGTCCATTTCCCTAAGATAAATCTATCGTAGTAAACTGTACCTGCATATTCTTTTTTAAGTTGCTCAACAAAAAATGGATCTAGGAAAGGATTATCGTCTATTGTGTAATGCTGATGATATATATCTGCATCGCTATCTAAAAATTGCTTAAACCAATGTTTAGGATGATCAGGGTTGCATGTGCCATCAAAGCAACTATTAGGTTTATCCAATCTTGATTTTAGCATTTGAAACACTTCTTCACTCCATGTGGTTATCTCATCACCATAACAATACTCTATCCCTGCCCCCTGAATCCTTGCTACTTGATTGCGTTTATCTGCACCTAGTGCATATACTTTCTTTCCAAAGAGTATAACTGTATTATCGCTTGAAATATTTCCAACTAATTTATTACCGTATATCTGCCTCATTGGATCTAATATATTTCTTTCCAATGTTCCTCTGGTATTCCCGAGCAGCACTATCAATCCTTGACCTTTTGTAGCCCTAATTCTTTTAGGTATTAAAAAATAGTCTAGGTATGTTTTCCCAGACCTTGTTGCACCAGTTTTAATATTCCATCTATGATTAGCGTTGTTCCAAAATTCTTTTTGTTTAGGACTTAGCTTCATTATCAATCGCCTCAATCAGTTTATCCAACTTTTTAAGTTCTTCCTCATCTCCTTCTACTCTTTCTATTTCTACCTTTAGCTTTTTAATTCTCATCTTCTGTTCCTCTGTAACTAATTCGGAATTACATAGCTCTTCATACTGCTTAATCATATTACGCAGCTCTGCCATTGCTCTGGATTGCGCTTGTAGGAAATTCGCTTGTTTATCCCAAGCTTGTTGTACTTCCCATCTTTCACCTATTACTTTACCTCTTCTCTCTTCTACCTTTTCTACTGTTTTATCATTACGGTCTTTAACGAACATAATTTTTTGTGCTCTGATTATTGCTGCATATTGGATCTGAATATTCTCCCATAAAATATCTAATGGATTCTTCTCTTTTATCTCCTGAATAATATCTATTGTTTCTTCAGGAAGATACTTTGAAAAGAATCCATGCTTCTCGGCATTTTTATTTTTAGGTGGTGCTCCTCCATTATTACCTACAGCATTTTTATTGCCTATAGGTGCACCCCTTTTCTTTTTGGGTGCACACTGTTTGCTCTGGTACTTCTTCTCATCTGCCCAACCATACCTTTTTATCCATGACTTCAATGTATTTATACTTAAGTTGTATTTTTCGCAAATATCCTTATATTTCATACCTTCTAGGTAATCCTGCTTTACTTTTTCTCTTATCTCATTCAATATCACCACCTGCTTATTTGAGTTGTTTTGTATGTCAGTTTTTTGCATGAAAAAAGAGCCTTATTTCAGGCTCAAAATTTTCTTATACTTCATAAAAAATTTTCCATTTTTTTACCAAATAACTATTGACATTACCGTTACGGTATTTTATAATATAATTAAAGGAGGTGAACAAGTGGGTAAGAAAAAAAAGAATAAAAGCCAAAGAGAAAAGGAGCTTAAAATAGCACTAGTAACCGCAATAATCAACCTAATAATCTCCCTCATAGAATTAATTAATAAGTTACTAGATACTAAATAAGCTCCTTAGAGGGGAGAAATCCCCTCCCCTCTAAATATATTTTAAAATATCTTACCCACAATATCAATGACTATACTAATTATATCTTTAATTTTAAATTTTATATTGAATATAATATCTTTATTTACAGAAGTTAATATTATATTCAATATACTTGCTGTGATAGTAGCTTCTATATCAGTTATATCTGCTTACAAATTATACAAGAAAGGTTGATTAATATGAAAACTAAACCCATAAAACTCTCACCCAAAAAAGATGGTTATGGAAATATATCAAGCTATACAATAAATATTGGTGCAACTGAAGCACGTGAATGTGGTTTTGTCGACTCAAATGGTAATATATTGCCTATTGAAAAAATAATTGATGCTGACAATAATCAAATCATAATAAGACTTAAAGAGGACTGATATATATAAAGTCCTCTTTTTTCTTTCATAAATAATGAGATTCTTCTTTTAACCCCCCATCATATCTGCCTCGAAGCTCTTCTAACCCTTACGAAAGCATCATGCTGCATTAATCTTTCCGGTTTATCGCCTAACATAATCTTTTTCTTCCGTTTACTTTTTATTCCCATCAATTTTCTATATGTATCTATATCTTTAGATCTGATTATTTCCTCTATATTCATCCTCTTCACCCCAATCAATCTCCAGCCCTTCTCGCTTGCACACTGGGCAAATATTATGCCTTATATCTCCTCCTTGTTTTCGTATAACATACACAACATGCTCCCATCTTGGCTTTTCTAGCTCATAATCACAATATTTACATTTAACCTTAATCACAAGATCACCCCAATAAAAAATCTCACTCCAAAGGGGGTAAAAGAGTGAGATTTTATAACTAATTTAATAAATCTTTATTCACTTGTCCTACAATAATACTATACTATATATTTTCATCATTATCGTGCTCTAAAAGTGCTGTATCCCCATGTATTCCAATTGCAATCTTTGATATTGCTCTTCTTCTTAATTCCTTACACCATCTTTCATTATAAGACACTTCATAAGCTATTACATACCAAGGTTTACCTTCAAAATATCTTTTTTCGATTATTTCCCTTTCAATTTCTGTTAGTCCTTCAAGTGCTCTATTAATCGAATCAATTTTGCTCTGGATCCTTTCTATACAACGTTGCAAATAATGTATTTTTTCACTTACTGCCAAAACTGTATCTTCTGTTATTGATGAAAATTTATATGTCGGACTTATTTTTTCACTACTATAATCTATTCCTGTTACTCCATCTTCATTTTCTAGATATTCTATTTCTCGCTTTAAATTCTCTATACTTATCTCAAACATCTTATAATTATATAAGAAATACTCAGTTTCCCTATAGTACTTGTCTTTAATCTTAATATCATTCATTGATAATCCCTCCTCAACAAAAAAGGACACCTCAAGCTATTTTCACAACTTAAAAGGTGTCCGCCATCTAGGTATGGTAGGACTGTATATACATTGTTTATACTTTACATTATTTCATACTTTCACCTCTTTTCCAACTTTTCTAATGCTTCTATTGCTTCATACACTGCCTTACGAGCAATCATTTCTGTTTCATCATCTGTCAAGCCTCTTCTTCTGCCTTGTACATAGTCTGGAGTGACATCAATTATTAATTCTAAGTTTTTAATTATCTCTTTTATATCCATCAATACACCTTCTTTCTATTTTTCAATATACAATCAACATCCAACCTATCATCATGCTTTTTTATCTCAATAGTGAAATAATCTAAGCTATCAGCTTTGTCCAATACATCTATTAGTTCATTAATACTTTTTTCTAACTCTCTTTTTAAGTTTTGCTTTTTTGTTTCTGCAAGTTTAATATTTATCTCCATGGCTAACTACCTCCTATCTTTGCAATCGTTCTTCAATCTATTCAATTTTAACTGTTTATGTCTCCTTACTCCTTCCTCGATACCAAACAATATTTTCATCTGTGCCAACATTATTTCAACATCTGCTATTTCCTCTGCTATCTCTATCCTATTTTCTTTGCCTCTTAAAGCTTTACACAATTTCTTTTGTAGCTCTGCCATTTCTTCAAATGCTATGATAATTTGTGCTGTACCCCATTTTTCTAGAGCTTGTCTATATAATTTGCACTTGTCTTTTTCATTCATATAACTTTACTCCTTTCTTATACTCATCAACTGCTTTGTACCTAGCTTCTTCAATCATATCTTTAAGATGCTTTAATTCCTTCTTATCTAAACTCCTTAGAAAAATTGTATTTTTCTTACCTGTCATTTCTTGTATTTGCTCTATATACTCTTTTTTAGTCACTTCTAATGAGTGATTACCTCCCCAGGTCATTATGAAACCTCCCTTACTAACAATCTCTTTAAATCCCAATTAAGAAAGCTCTCTCGATAATTTACGCCCTCAAACACAGTGAATTTATCTGTTTTGTATATAACTTTACCAATGAACAATTTATCAGGTCTATTTTTATGATCAGCAGGTATAAAGATCCGATATTTCTTTCCTATCTGAAATTGCATTTCCATCCCCCTTAGCTCACCATTTCATGCAGTTTTAATTTAGTATCTTTATCAATTAATTCTCCCAATGTTATCATGCACTTCTCACACTCATATAACTTCATTGCTCTGCTCACATAAGTATAAAACAAGTCTTTATTTCCATTCAGGTACCTAACTATAGCCCTAGCTATGTATTTTTCTATTTCATAACTCATAGTTCTCCCCCTTCTATGGCCATATTTTTAAATTCCAGCGCTTTGTCACACAAATAACTGCATGGCTCCAAACAATCAATGCAACATTTATCGCATCTACGAATCTCTGCATATTTCTTATATTTGATTGCTTGCATGCAGTAGATGTCAACCTTTTCCGCACATCTCATAAACCCAGCTCCTTTACAGTGGCCATGATTCTTTCAAATAGTTTAGGCCCTATACCTTTCGTATTGTTCAAAACCTCTGCTAGTTTAATTTTGAAGTCTGTACTATCTCCAGCTACTACCCCGTCTTGGAATCCTTGATGATATATTTCGGCCAAAAAAGCCTCTATCTCCTGCCTGTCCATCTTCTTAATCTTTTTATAAGTTTTTCTATTAATCAGCTTCTTTTCCACTACTCTCCCCCTTTGCCTCCTTAACCATTATCTCCGTTCTAGGATTTTCTCTGTCTACTCTCCCAGCTAAAACAAGATCTATATTGTTAAAGCTATCGTCTTTAATTATTCCAGCCTTAGTAAGCCCATCTAATAAGAATTTCCCTGAATAGTTGTCTGGATCTCTTTTACGTTTGTCTGGAAAGTAGTATGTAATGTTCACTACAGCTTTCTCTATTGGTTTTGCTGGTTTTTTCTTTACTGCTGCCTTTACTAACCAAGCCCATTTCTGTTTTTGTTCTTGGTAGGTGAATGCTTGATATTGCTTATTACCTCTGCCCATAAATTTGTTATTGCTAGGTGGTATTTCAGGAATAACTAACTTTATATCTTCCACTTAATCAACCCCTTAAAATATTGTTGTAAATATAAGTCTTCAACAACAAGCCATTAATCAACTTTCTCCAAATTCTCCACTTCATCATATCCTACAACCTCCTTTATTCTCTTTAGAATGGGATGTTACCTTCATCTGCTAGATCAAAACCTTCTGGTATATCAAAGTTATCGTTATGTCTATCAACCCATTCTAAAAATTCAACTCGTGCTGCTACTACTTCTGTTACATACCTTCTTACTCCATCTCTGCCCTCATAGGATCTCGATTGAAGCCTTCCTGAAACTGCAGTAAGTATTCCTTTCTTCAGATAATTAGCACAGTTTTCAGCTTGCTTTCCCCAGACAACGATATTTATAAAATCAGCTGTAGGCTCTCCTTTCTCTGCTAACTCCTGCCTTTTCTCCTTTGACAACTGCTTGTCTACCGCTAGACTGAATGTTGCTACTGGTGTACCTGTATTTGCTAAGTATCTTAGCTCTGGGTCTCTGGTAAGCCTACCGATAAGCACTACATTATTCACTGCTTGTCCCTCCTTATTTCCCACCAGACTTCATTATTTTTTATCTCTATTACTTCTAATAGTATCTCTTTGCCTTGTATTCTCATTATTACTTGAGTTCCAACTTTTATTTCTTCACGTTCATTTATTAGATTTAAAAGTTCTACATCTTTAATCTCATTATCTTCTGTAACTATGTATTTAGTTTTTAAGCAATGCTTCATTTTCTCACTTCCTTGAAAAGTCCATGTTAGCTTACTGTACCAAGCTTCTTAATTTCTTCAGGATGCTTCTTTTGAAATTCTTCAAAATTTATTCTTGCAATATCCTCTACTAAGGTGTGATGAATGTAAGGAATACTCTCCCCAACCTTATTCCCTTGTACACAAGTGCATCTGGCTACCATTTCATACATAATTCCATTTTCTTTCTTGTAGTAGTATACAAACCCTTGGTCCATACAAATCCAGCATTTTGGAGGTTTTATTATCTCCTTTTTCTTTTCTTTAGAACCACCAACTACTTTCAAAACCAACCTCTTCATTTTTTCATCCTCCAATCTTCCCCTTTGAATATTACTGGCTCACACATTTCTGTTATTCGTGAAACTATAGCCTGTCCTCTTTCTCCTAGCTTTCTTGCTAGTTCAATAGAGTTAAAGTTTGTAGTTATTATAATAGGTTTTTCATTCTCATAAACCCGATTGATAAGCTGGTAAAGCATTGATAAAGTGTACTCTGTGTTATTCTCTTTGCCTAGATCATCTATGATAAATAGGTCCACTTCTTTTGTCATTATGTTTACTGCTTCTTCTTCAGTTAGACTGGAATCCCTGTTGTAGGTACCTCTAATAAAACTCATAATATCTACAACATTCCCAAAGTATACAGAATATAACTTGTTTAATAGTGCATTTGCTATTGCACAAGCCAAGTGAGTTTTACCAGTACCCACTGGGCCTGTTAATAGTAGTCCTTTATCCTCAGAAAAATTTATTACAAATTTTTTTGCAATTTCTAAAGCTCTTGGATTATCTTTAGGGTTGAAACTCTCAAGAGTTGCGTTTCTATATCTTCTAGGGATATTGCTACTTCTAGTTAAGTGTGCCATTTTATTTTGTCTTTCTTTTAAGAGCATTTCTCTTGCCTCTTTTTCATTCTTCTCTATGGATTTTCTCAAAAACTCCATGTAATCCATCTAATCACCACCCATAGTCAGGTATTGTATTATCTTGATTTACATTATTTCGTGAAGAGTTTGTAGATAGTTTCATTCCTCCGCTTCTTTCCCAATTCTGCAATATACCTTCAATGTACTTCTTGGTACGTTTCCCTTGTTTGTCTGCCTCTAAGAGGGCATTTTTTACCCACTCAAACCCATACATGTTTTTTAAGCCAATTAACCAATCCGCTGTGATACCACTAACCATAAAGCCACATTTCTGATATAGCTGGGCTAATTCTGAAAATTCTTCATCAAAACCTTCACCAACTTTTGTAATAGTATTACTAGTATTTTTAGTTTCGTTTAGTTTAGTTTTGTTTAGTTTATTTAATGTGGCACTATCTTGGGTAGTGTCTTGGGTAGTGTCTTGGGTAGTGTCTTGGGTAGTACCTTGTGTAGTATCTTGGGTAATATTTTGCATAGTGATTTTATCTTGTGTACTATTTTGTGTACTAGCTTGGGTATTATTTGTCAGAGGTATTATTTTGTAAGATGTGGCTTTAGTGCCATTGGACTTAAAATCTATTAATCCATGTTGCTTTAAAGTATTCCTTGCGTTATATATTCCTTTTCTTGATAAGCCAGAAATCAACTCAAGCGTTAGATTCGGTACAGTAAACCACTCTGCCCAAGAGCATTTATTGTTTATGTGCATTAATGCATGCCATAAAGCAATTTGCCCTGTGGACAACTGTTTAACTTGCACCAAATCATAGAACGCGTTGATTTCTCTTATATAGTTCATATGTTAATCCTCCTATTCTATAGCTAGGAGCAGGAAGCTCCAGCTCCTAGCCTAAAATGGTATATTGTCCTATTCTTCAAATGGTGTTCCTTCATAAAATTTCTTTACTTCAGCTTCTACTTCACTACATATCTTGGCATAATCAATTTTCTTAATTTCACTAGTTCCCTTATATCCGTATTTTTCAATTACTGTTCTGACTATATCTTGGTTCCCCTCTGCTATTGCAAATATCCTTTTTGCTTGAGCCTTGCTAATAGTTCCATCTTGATCTGTATACACTTTCTTTTGTGTTGTTATCTGCTCACCTTCTAAATCCATATCTTCAAGGTCTTGAGTAAATATATCTGAAAGGCTTCCTACTAATAGTGCTGCATCAACCAATGCTCTTTTCTTTGCCATTTTTAGAATCGTATTATCTATAGAGAATGGATCCTGGTTAATATATTTCTTCTCTTTTGTATTACATGAACCTAAACCTTCAGTTATTAGAATGTCGCCTTTAAATAGTTTGCAGCGAACCTGATACTGAAAGAAACCTTCTTTGAAGTCTCTTGTACTGTCTACTATTTCGAATTCACTTCTTAAGCCCATCATCATTAGTATCTTTTCCGCTCCTGGCTTAAGCAGTGTAGGTTTGCTTGTCCCTGGAATAATCCCATAATCATGATTTTGATGCAGTGTTTCCTGGATTACTTTTTGAAATTGAGTTATTTTCTGCATAGTATATTGAACTTGTCTAACGTCTATTTCTTCTATGATTGAAATCGCTTGATTTTGGCTATATTCTTGAATATTGCTCATTTACTCCACCACCTTTATTTCAATTTTCTCTGGCCTTTCCTCAACTGTTATCCCTTCAACTATCTCTCCATCTTCTGTAACTACATTAGTTCCAATGACCTTATACTTTTTCTTAATACCGTTCTTGTCTGGTTCATACTTAGTTCTAACTAGTTCTTTATCATTTTGCAATAACCAGTTAACTAATTTTTCATCATCATAGTTCCATTTGGGTTGCTGTTTTCTAGCTGATACTTTTCCGTATGGTGTGCTTATCTTAAATTTGGGGTCCTTCTCTCTTTCTCGTGCAAAGTATTCTGTTAGTAGCCCTTCAAAGAATTCCTTTGAATTATTTAGACTGCTTATTTCTTGCTGTTCCCATGTTTTAATTCTTTCGATTTCTTTTTGTGCTAGCTCCTGGACCTCTTTCTTTTTTCTTTCTATAGCTGCCAACTTTCTGAAAGCCCAGTTGGCAGCTTCTAGGTTGTCTATTTTAAACCTCTCTTGAGTTTCACTAACCTCTACAGCTTCTTGTAATTCCATTTCAAATAAAACATCCATCTTACGCATCCTCCTTTAGACTTGCATATTCCAAAGCCAATTCCATCATTCTATCTCTTACCTTCTCTAGCTCTTTCTCTGCTTGTTTCCCTAGTTCTACAGTCCTTTCCAATTCAACAATCTTTTCAGCAGCATATAGCATCTCCTTTTCAATCTCTGACTTAGTTCTATTTACATGGCTTATATAAATTCCAATAGCATCCATTTTGATTCTCCTTTCGATATAAATGTGATATAATTAAGTAAACGATATATTTTTAGACTATGGACCTTCTTAGCTGACTGTCTGAGAGGTCCTTTTTTTCTTCTCCAATAGGTGGGAATAGAGTCCCTGCTAAATTAAATTCCACCATGCAGCTTGTACAAAAATATGTTCTTTGAACCTTCTTACCAATAAATGAATTTATTGCTCCTACGTTTCTTTTTTGTCCACACAACGGACATTCAGGAATAATCTTAATCCGCATCTTCATGCTTTTACCTCCTTGCTACTTTGTCTCTCTTTTCGTCATAAGCAATATAAGCTAGTCCAATAATAATGAATAAAAAAGCAGGGAAAAAAATCTTTATCATCTTTAATGTTCCTTTAAGGATTATTAATAAATCATTCACTAATTCGCCTCCTTTTTATTTTTTTATAATAATCCATTCTTCCAACATATCCTTTGGTATTCTTATAGACCTCCCAATTCTTAAAATTAGCTTCATACTAATCCCTCTTTTTGTTATTTGTCCCTTCATGCAATATGGTAAAATTTTCATGAAAGGGGGTATATAATTTGAAACTCAACCACGATTGTGTTAGAGATTTACTCCTCTTCATCGAAGAAAATCTTGAATATGGTTATTACATTCAAGCTAATGAAGTACAAATTGGCAATTATTCACAACAAGAAATACTTTATGCAGCTGATAAATTACTTGAAGCTGGTTATATTAATGCAACTAGAAAAGAATATCTTGACAATCCAGGAATCCCACAAATTAGAATTAATTCTATCACCTGGGATGGTCATCAATTTCTAGATAACATTCGTGATAATGAAGTTTGGAAACACACTAAAGGTATTCTATCTAAATTCTCATCAGTATCTATTGGCATAATCAATAATGTGGCTTCACAAGTAATCTCTAACATAATTAAGTCACAAATGGGATTATCGTAATTTAAATTTATTTGATTCAATAATAATCTTTTTCCTAGGTATTGATAATTCTAAAACCAAATCAACATAAGGAATTTCTTTAGCTTTGGCGGTAATGGTATAACCTGTTATATAGGGAATTTCATTACCGCCTATTTTCAAAGAAAACTTTTCTTCAGTATCTATTAATTCTAGTTTCTTTTTATCTTCCATTCTTCTCACCTCCTATATTCATTTGAAGTTTTTGCTTTATCAAGTCCATTACCTGCATCAAAATAAATGTCTCTTACGTTATTCAAATCACTTAAATCTTTACCTTTATAAGTCTCAATAAACCTTATTAGTTCTGATCTAGGAACCTTGTATCTTCCTAATTTAAGTGGTATTAATAATCTTGCTTTAAATAATTCATAAACCTTGTTATTATTAACTTTTAATATGTCAGCTACTTCAGGAACAGTGTAGAGTAAATCATCTTTCATGTTTACACCTCCTTTATAACTATTCATTTGAAGCTTTAGGGTCATCCTCATAAAATTTAGTCCAGTTAAAATCCAATGCTTTAGCTATTTTTTTAGCTGTATGGACTGGTACATCTCTATTTCCACTCTCTATCATTGAATAGTAACTTTCAGAAATATTTGACTTTGCAGCAACTTCCGCCATTGTGAAGTTTTTTCTTTTTCTTATCTCAAATAACCACTTTCTCATTATTACACCTCCTGGATCCTATCGAGAACTTTACACATCGTGATGTTACTTCTTATGATAAACCATACTTTACGATATGTCAAGTATTTTTATTAAATTTCTTCACGTTTTGTAAGGAGGTATTTACTTTACAATTTGTAAAGGTTAAAATGATAGATAAGAAAGGGGGTAAACAAAAATTGTTAGGTAAAAAAATTAGAAAACTAAGGATTGAACGTGGATATACATTAAAACAACTTGGCGAAATGTTAAATTTAGGGGAAAGTACAATATCAATGTACGAGACTGGTAAAAGAAACCCTGACTATGACACCTTAACTAAAATTGCTGAAATCTTTAACGTAACTACAGACTACCTTCTAGGTAGAACCAATGAACCCAATCCCAACAAACCCGAACTACCACCAGAATTTAAAACCCCTGAAGAAGCTATGAAGTTTATTTTAGAGCAAAACGTTATCATGGGCTTTGGGGGATTTGATATAAATAAAATGAATGATGAGGAGATAATTGAATTTGCTAATGAACTATTAAGACAACTAAAATTGATAAGTTATAAGTACAAAAAGTAGGTGATGAAAATAGCAAATTTAAAAGATCCAAAGAATAAAAATCTATTATTAAAATTTCAAGATAAAGTTCTTAATGAGTTCAATAGAATGTTAAAAGACATGGCCAATACTAATTATAAAAAATCTGCCCTAATAACTTACTGGCTGAATGATTATAAAAATTACTTACATAGAGAAGAGTCTTTTACCCCTAAAAAATTAGTTAAATATAAACGTGGGTCAATAATAAAAGCAAATTTAGGATTTAACTTAGGTAATGAGCAAGGTGGATTACATTATTGTATTGTTTTAAATAAAAATGACACTATAAACATCCCAACGTTAAATGTAATTCCTCTGACATCAATTAAAGACCCTGAGAAAAAATTACATTATACTAACGTTAACTTGGGAAATGAAGTATATAATATTCTAGTATCAAAAGTAGAAGAAAACTCTAAATTAAACGAATTATACTTATCAAATATAGAATCTATGAACCACATAGTAGATGAAATGCTATCGCATTTAACTATGTGTAAAGATTTTGGTTTTGATAAAGAAATTCTTAATAGTAGTAAACCAATTTTGGACATGCTTTTGACCGACTTTAAAAGTATAATAAATGATATTGATTGGAAAGATAAATATTTAATTTCAGCAATGAAAGTAATAAATGATATGGATATTAATATTGATGGAGACATCGATTATAAGCATATTCTTAATTTACTCAAATCTTGTAATGATATAATTGGCGAAATACTTGAAGCTGTAAACAGAAGAATTGCTGTTTCAAGAAAAATTTTAGAAGAAATCTCGAAAATGAAAAAAGGAAGTATTGCCCATGTAGACCAAATAACCACAATTAGTAAAATGAGAATATATAATCCAAAATCAACTTGGGATGCTCTTTATAATATAAGACTGTCAAATGAATCATTAACAGAAATAGATAATAAAATTAAGGAATTATTTACTTATTGATTTCATATACTATTAGTGATATAATGTTTATACAAAAAGAGCTCCTAGCGAGCAATATAGAAGACAGAGCCCTTTACGGGCAATTCAAAAAAGAGAGCATCCAGAAATGGGTGCTCTTTTGTTTTAAAAACAAAATTTTATAACGTTTCTAAGGGGTGACACTATGAATTACTCCTGGATAGATGAATATGTTGACGGAATCATAGAATATTGCAATTCTAGAGATATTTACGAAATCTATGACTTCTTAGATATTAAGATAATAAAATTACAAAATGACAACATATTACTACATAACAGCGATGCTTTATATCATAGAAATTATTTTGATGAAGAAGTTGTATTTATAAGAAACGATCTTCCTTATCAATACGAAAAATTTGTTTTAGCACATGAACTTGGACATGCTTTATTACATACTGAAACCTGCTCTGCAGCCTTTAAAAGAAACCTTATAAATAAAGGGAAATTAGAAAGGCAAGCTAACTATTTTGCCCTAAAATTACTAAATATTGAAATACATGATACTGAACATGAAGGATACACGCTAGAACAAATTGCAAGAACTCTATATATACCTAAAGAATGTTTACAACATTTCTTATAAATAGAAAGGAGGTCTAATATGAGAGGTGGAGTTAGAAAACGTGGTAAGAAATGGTATTATTACTTTGATGTTGGAACTGTTGATGGGAAAAGGAAGAAAATCGAAAGAGTAGGTGGTGATACTAAAGCAGAAGCATTAAAAAAATTAAGAGAAGCTTTAGCTGAATTTGAAAGAGCAGGAACTATCATAGATGAAAGTAATATTAGTGTTGCTGATTATTTTGACTATTGGTTTGAAAATTATGTTAAAGTAAATTGTAAATATCATACTCAAGAATATTATAAGCAAATAATCGAAAAACATATAAAACCTAATCTTGGAATATATAAGCTTAAATCCATAAGTCCAGCTACATTACAAGAATTCATAAATAGTAAATATATAAATGGCTATTCTAAAAACTCTTTAAAAAGTTTTATGGGAGTTCTTTCTAAAGGATTAAGAATGGCAGTATATCCTTATCAATTTATAAAAGAAAACCCCATGCAATACGTTCAACTTCCTAAAATAAAAGAAAAACAGAAAGACAAAAAAGATCTAAAAATCATAACCATTGAAGAATTCAATAAAATTATTGAAAGATTCCCAGAAGGTAGTAGCTTTTATATACCTTGTCAAATAGCTTTTCACACTGGTATGAGAGCAGGTGAAGTTTGTGCTCTTACTTGGGATTGTGTAGATCTAAAAGAAAAAACAGTAAGAGTAGAAAAAACCCTAGTTAATAAAGGCAAAGGTATATGGGAATTAGCTTCTCCAAAAACAGAATCTTCTTATAGAACTATAGCAATAGGTGACACTTTAGTAAACATATTAAAAAAACATAAGAAATCTCAAATAGAAAACAAATTAAGATATGGCAC